GCGCGCACCACTCCGGGCGGTGTGGCCGCACTGGCAGAAATGATGGACATGAACGCCGGCACGCTGCAGCACAAGCTCAACCCCAATAACGACAGGCATCACTTGTCCTTGAAAGAGGCGGTTTTGATGCAGAAGGTCTCTGGTTTGCCCTATGTGCTGAACGCCATGGCATCTGCATTGGGCTATGTGCCTATGCCTTCGCGCCCGGATGTGGCTGAGGGTGATGCGCTGTGCGCGTTTTTCTTTTTGCAGCGTGAGTACGGTGAATTCACCGCCGCAGCGGCTGATGCCCTGCGCACAGGCGGTGCGGTGTCACGCAATGAGCTCAAGCGCCTGGAGTACCAGGCCAATGAGGCGATTGCGGGGATTACATCGTTAGTCCATGCGGTCGCTGCACGTGTTCCACGACGTGATGAGGGGCAGAGCTGATGCCCCTTGCGTCGTTTGTTTTTATCCCCCTGTCCGTATCAAAGCTGTGCTTTGGGTGGCTGCCCATGTCTCAGGCAGCGTCAACACGCCAAGTCGCAGGCGGCGGGGTTTTTTCTTCCTTCACTTCGATATCGGGGGTGACTTATGCAAGCTGAATCAAAAACTGCTGCGACTGCAGCACCAGGGCTTGGCCGTGGCAGCGGGGTGGCGTTTGTGTCGTCACTCGATGCCAAGGCGCAAGTGTTCTGGGACTTGAGTCCCAAGCTGATGGCGCAATTTCAGGGGCGTTTGCTGGCAGTGCTGGTGCAAGAGCGCCAGCAAGGTGTGCAGAACATGTCGGCCAAAGAGCTGCGCGAAGCATATTTCAAGGCCACGGGCGCGTGGGTGGATATGTCGAGCATTAGCAGCACGATCAATGGGCTGGTGAAGAGCAGGCGCGTGGAGCGCTTGGGCTTCTTGCGCAAGTGCAGTGTGACAGGGCATGACATTACGCCCATTCGCGCTGTGCCCAAGCAGCAGTCGTTGGTGTGAGTGGGGCTGGAGACACAAAAACTATGCACAGCTACCCCCATCACATCGGTGACTGGAACACAGCCACCATGTATCTGACGCGGCTTGAGCGGTCGGTGTACCGCGAAGCGCTCGATATCTACTACGACACAGAAGGGCCGCTAGACGGCACTGACTTTGACCGCCTGGCACGGCGCGTGCGGTGTGTGCTGCCCGAAGAAAAGGATGCGCTGAAGTTCATCCTTGATGAGTTCTTTGAGTTCGATATCGAAAGCGGACTGTACGTTCACCATCGGTGCGAGCGCGAGCTGGCAGCTTATCGGGCCGGGCAAGAGCAGAGGGCTGAGGTCAAGAAGGGTGTGAACCTGCGTCAGAAGAACTCACGGGGAGTGCGCAAAGCCATGTTTGCCGTGCTTCGGGAGCGTGGTGTTGGCATTTCATACAACGCAGGCATGGATGAAATGCGTGCTGCTTTCAAAGAGCACTGCCCAGATGTTGACCTGTCACGCTTTGGTCACGCCCCTGTCACGGCTAACCAATTACCTAAAACCAAAAACCAAGAAATACCCCCCAACCCCCCTGCTGGGGGGGCGGGTGGGGAAGGTGCTGCGCAATCGAATGAACCACCGAATACCGTTCAACAGCCCGAAAAGCTGGACAACCCTGCAGCCTTCGTTGCGCAGCTGATGGCTTTCTTTCCCGAGGGGCGGCGAACTCGGGCCGTGGACGTTGCACGGCTTGCTGTCGAGTTGGTGGAGGGGGGCAAGGTGCGCTCTGCCCAGCTATTGGCGGCAGCAGCAGCGCAGTCAGCTTTGCTGTGCAAGGACGATGGCAAGGCGTGCCCCAGCGTGCTGCGCTGGTTGAAAGAGTCACGGTGGATAGACGCGTCTGTCACTGTGACAAGTCACGGCTCAGGTGTGACATGTGCGCCCAGTGATTGGCGTGCGTCACGTTCGGGCATCGAGTTGATGGGTGAGCAGCTAGGTGTAGCGCCCTGGGATGAAGCCCGAGAGCAGCTGTTCAAGTTCTACGAGGACCGCGTGCTCAAAGCCTTTGACGCGCAGTTTGGAGGTGAGCGACATGCACATTAAGTTGAGTGCACAGGTAATCAATCAGGCTGAGGTCTTGCGCCAGCTGCACGGGTTGACTGGGGTACGTGCTGCGCAAGCCTATGCCAAGGCGCTGAATGACACGGGCTTTGAGATAAGGCGTGCGATGCAGGCAGAAATGCAAGCAGTGTTCGAGAGCCCCACGAACTACATCTTGCGTAGCCCGCGTGTGAGGATGGCCACTGCGGATAAGTTGACCGTCACCATTGAGCCTGCATACATGGGTGGCAAGGGTATAGATCCGCAAAAGATTCTGAATGCCCAAGGCTGGGGTGGCAGGCGCCGGGACAAGCGCAGCGAGGTTGCTTTGCGTAAGGCAGGCATTTTGCCCAACGGTATGCAGACCGCCATACCCAGCATGCCGTACCCAGGTAGCGACGACGGGCGCGGCAATGTGAAGGGTAGCTTCTTGGTGCAACTGATTAGCTACTTTCAGGCATTTGGTGAGCAGGGCTACCGCGCCAACATGACGGATAAGCGTAAGAAGTCCATACACAAAGGCGGTAAGCGTGCGGCTGGCCGTCGCTACTTTGTGAGCTATGGGGCTATGCGTGGAGGTGCACGCCTCACGGCAATGGGTGACCCTGATTCGCGGTCGCAGCATCTGGCAGCAGGCATCTGGGCTGCCAGTGGCACGGGTGGTGCTGATGTCAGACCTGTCTTGATGTTCGTTCGCATTGGTACATACCAAGTCAAGCTGGACATGGACAAGGTGGCTAAGCGTGCTGATGCAGATAACTATTTGGGTAAGCGCATTCGCTTTCGTATCAGGGAGGCCGCAGGCGTATGAGCTGCAAGCTGTGTTGTGTCATCGGTTGGGCTCAGTCCTGCCGTTCATCGGGGTCAGTGGCTGGGGTGCGCGGGTCCTCCCCAGCATCCTCGCAAGCGGGTAATTCGATCCGCGTTGTCGGACTGTTCAGCAAGTTTCCTAAGGGGGTTAAGTGAAGGTTCTGCCTTATTTGGATGCTCACATTTCGCAAGCAGAATTTGCGCAGATGGTGGGGGTGAGCGAAGCCAGCATCAGCAAGCGCGTGAGCGACGGCGTGCTGACCCGTGGCGAATGCGTGCACGCGTGGCTGGTTGCCTATTGCGAACATCTGCGCGATCAGGCCGCGGGCCGGCTGGGCGAAACCTTGGGGCTAGACCTGGTGCAAGAGCGCGCAGGTTTGGCCCGCGCCCAGCGTGAATCGCAGGAGCTGAAAAACGCCGTCGCCCGTGGCGAATACGCGCCCATCGGCATTCTGGCCGACGTGCTTGCGCTGGCCAGCTCTGCCATTGTTGACCGGCTGGACCAGCTCGAGGGCCAGTTGCGCAAAGCCTGCCCCGACCTGCCCGAAGAAGCGCGCCAGGTCATCCTGCGTGTGATTGCCGATGCGCGCAACGAATGGATCCGCGCCACCGCCAGGCTGGTGACCTCTGCGGTCGAGGGCATGGCCCTTGCCGATGATGAAAATCCCGCAACTCTCGATATCACAGACGATGGTGAGGGGCTGCATGGCTGAGCGTCTTTCCGGTGAAGCGCTGCTTGCCGTCACCGCCGCCACTGAGCTGGGCCTTTCCAGCTTGCGCGCTGAAGTGCCGCAAACGCTAAGCGAATGGGCGGCTGCACACTTCATCCTGGCGGGTGAATCCAGCCACCAAAAGGGCGGCTGGGTGGGTTGGCCCTTCCAGCAGGGCATTCTGGATTTCATGAGTGACGACCGCATCGAGGAGCTGGCCGTCAAAAAGTCCAAGCGCGTGGGTTACACCAAGATGATCACCGCCTTCGTCGCCTACAACATCGCCCACCGCCGCCGCAAGCAAGCCCTGTGGCAGCCCACCGACGACGACCGCGACAGCTACGTCAAAAGCGAGATTGAGCCCGTGCTGGACGGTGTGGCCGCCGTGCAGGCCGCCCGCCGCCGCGGCAAGGGCGTGGAAGACACCATCAAATACAAACCCTTCCGCGACAGCGTGCTGCACCTGCTGGGCGGCAAGGCAGCCCGGGCGTACCGGCGCATTACCGTGGCCGTATCCATCCTCGATGAGTGGAGCGCGTTTGACCAAACCATTGAAAAGTCTGGCGACCCCGGCACCCTCGCCAAAGGCCGCCTGGAAGGCGCGCCGTACCCCAAGTTTGTGGGCGGCAGTACACCCCGCGTCAAAGGCCTGTGCCATGTAGAGCGCGCGTGTGAAGAGTCAGATGCCAGTGTGCAATATCACATCGACTGCCCCCACTGCGGTGCAGACCACCCTCTCATCTGGGGCGGCAAGCACCTGCCCTACGGCTTCAAATGGCAAAAGGGCAGGGCAGACACCGTGCACCACATCTGCCCCCACTGCCACCAAAGCACCACACAGGCAGACTATCTGCCCGGTGGCTGGCCCCTCACCGGCACCTGGGTGTGCAAAAAAACCGGCATGCGCTACGGCGCAGACCGCATCTGGCGCAACGCCCAGGGCCAGCCCTGCAAGCCGCCGCGCACATTGGGCGTACACGTCTGGGCCGCCTATAGCCCCCAGCGCACCTGGGCCAGCATTGTTGATGAGTTTGAAAAAGCCCACCGCGCCCTGCAAGCAGGTGACATGGCCCCCATGACCGGCTTCACCAACGAAACGCTGGGCGATACGTGGGAAGTGAAGGGCGACAGCAGCGATGAGCACGCCCTGCAAGCCCGGGCAGAGGACTACCGCCTGGGCTTAGTCCCCCAAGGCGCGCTACTGCTCACCGCAGGGGTGGACGTACAGCGTGACCGGTGGGAAGTCACCATCTGGGGTTGGGCCCGTGGGCTGGAAAGCTGGGTCGTCGCGCACGAAGTGCTCTACGGCAACCCCGCCAGCGATGCCGACTGGCAGCCGTTGGAGCAATACCTCCTCCAGCGCTTTCCCCAGGCGTGGCACGGCGGCAGTCTGGGCATCAGCGCCGTCAGCATCGACTCGTCTGACCAAACCCAAAGCGTTTACAACTGGGTGCGCAGCGCCCAAACCCGCATCCCCAGCCTACGCGCCATCAAGGGCGACAACAACGACAGCCGCGCCATCGTCGGCCCCAGCAGCCTGCAAGAAGTCAACCACCGTGGCCGCAAAGTCAAACACGGCATCAAGCTCTGGCTGGTGGGCGTAGACAACGCCAAAGACCTGCTGCTGGGCCAGCTTGCGATTGCTGAGGCTGGCCCCGGCTACGTGCACACCAGCACAGACCTCAAGCGCGAGTGGTACGAACAGCTCACCGCAGAGCAACGCATCCTCACCAAAGTGAATGGCAAAGACACCTACAAATGGGTCAAGCGCCGCCCGCGCAATGAAGTGCTGGACTGCCGCAACTACGCCCTGCACGCCGCCATGGCCCACAGCATCCACAAATGGCCTGAATCCAAATGGCTGCAACTGGAGCAAGCCGTGCAGCCCCCGCAAGACCTGTTCAGCACATCGCCAGCGCAAGAGCCGGGCGCTCAGTCATCACCGCCCGCAGCCCCCGCACAGCTTGCCGTGGCCCAGCTTGCCACCAGCGCGGCAGACGAAGACATATTTGCCCCAATCAGCCTGCAATGACAACCACACCTGCGCAACCAGCTATCAAAAAAATGAACAACAGCACCAGCACTATGAGTAACGCAAGCCCCACCCCCTCAGTTTCCAGCAACAAGCTCGACCCCATCTCCGTGCTGCGTGAAGAGCTGGCCGCTGCTGCTGTGTGCCACGGGGTTGAAAGGGTGGAGGATTTGACCGAGGCACTGGTAACCCGCGTCGTGCAGCGGCTGGGAGGCACCACTGTGTACGTGCGCAACCCACGGGTCATGGAGCGTGAGCGATTGGCGCAAGAGGTGCGCACCAAGTTCAACGGCCGCAACACGCGCGCGCTGGCGCGCGAGTACGGGGTGAGTGTGCGGTGGGTGCAGAGGTTGTTGGAGGGGGATTCCCTCAAGCAAGCTTGAGTAAATCTTCTGGATCAATGACGTCAGCTTGAATTCCGTTGCCTAATTCAAGCTGAAGCGGAATTGCTCCGCAATTCAAAAGCTCTGCAGGGGCTTTGTGTTGGATAGGTGCTGGCTTATGCGTTTGCTTGTTCAAGCGCTGGCCCTGATTGGCTCAGCAAAGATTTCACTTGCTCCACAACGGCTTGGGGGTTGGCAATGAACTCTGCAAGCGTCAGCTTGAGGTAAACAGCATTGAAGTGTGTGCCAATATTTTGCCAGCGGCCAATCCACTGCTCTTCTTCGTTGAGATCGTTTGCATTCATCCAAAGTTCTTTTAGGCCTGACTTGTGATGTTTTTCGCAACGCCCTAGGTATAGCTCTACCAGGGCGTGGCCCATTGGCGTACTGGTGGCATCAGGCTCTTTGTTTTTGGAGATTCGCCACTTGCTCCAATCCCCATCATCGGAGTAGTTGCTGTCGAAGGTAACGAAAAAATCAAGAGTAATGTCGCCCACTGCAGACTCACGATTTTCTGAGCACATAAAACGTTGGATGTGCGCCATCATGGGGAGCATGTCCCAAGCCCAAGAATCCGCTGGGTTGCTACTTTTGCGGCATGGCCTGCTTGTGACGGTTGGCTCCCACTCATAGAAATTGAGCTGCAGTTGCTGTGCCACCTGATTAATTGTGGGCAGCAAGCGCTGGTAGAAGCCTGCAAGTAGGCGGTGGGCGACTTGTGCCTGAGAGACAAGGTCGTCAAAGTCTTGCTGTTGATCAGTGCTCATAGGATTGGATGCAGTCGGTGGTTGGTGGAAAATTTTTGCAGCGCTGACCAGTCGATGTCAGCCAATTTTTGCTCAGTGAGAGTTCGTGTCTTGAGCGCTGGCCCAGGTTCAGGCCATATGTGCAAAGGCATAGGCTTATGACTGAGTAAATTATTTTTTGACCACTCAAGTAGATTGCCCCACTTGAATGGGATTGGTGCAGCCATGCCAAACAATACGAATGCTGCAGCCCAGTCATCAAGTACAGCGCTGTCGGATTCCGTGGCGTTGGCATGTAGGGTGGGCAAAGCTTGTGCCATACGGTCCCACTCCACCTGGTGAAAGGTGGGCTCAATGATGTCTGTCACGCCAAAGTAGGCTGGTGTGTATGAACTGGCGCTGAAAGTGTTCTTACCCAGCGCAACGTAATGGAAGTTTTGCGTTGGGTCGTCTGTATTTTTCATTTCTTCGGCGATAGCCCGTATCTGGGCACGCCATTGGACGATGCATTGATTGCCCCCAAAGGGAGGCTTTACCTCAACGATTACCAAGGCGTTCGAGAAGCGGATTTCAACGTCTGGTTCAACCCGGACACGGCCATCGGTGCCGTCAACTTGCCTCCACAGCTCTAGGCTTTGGAGATCGCCTAGCTCAGCCGCAGCGTTGTCACCAACCAGCAAAGCCATGACGCTGTTTGCAGTTTGCGGTGAGAGATAGCGCAAGCGTCCAAAAAAAACTGCAGTGAGCAGGTCTTCACGGTATTTAAATACCTCGCGCCAACTGACTGGGCTTGTTTGACCTGGCGGGTTGATGCGGCCTGCTTTGCCCTGAAGAATGGCTTTGAGCATTACGTGCTTTTTGTACTTAAGAGTTGATCTGTTGAGCACCGAACAAGTTGTGCTGCCTATTTCTTATACCCATAGACTAGATTTTTTTGTTTGAGATATTTTGAATTGTTGGCCTAAAAAACAAAAAAATGCATTGTGTTGTTTATGTGATTAATATTGATTTATTGGGCCATAAATCATGAAAAATGCAATCCATGAATGACGTTACTTCATCACGCGGAGGTGCCGGACGCGGGCAGGGCCGCAAGCCTATTTCTCCCGAAGGTGCCAAGGCATACAAGCTTTTGCTGACGGATGAGCAGCGTGCCAAGCTTGAGATGCTGGGTAATGCCGCGTGGATTCGTGAGCAGATTGATTTCGCAACCCATCTTGAGCAAATTGACATGACTAAAGCTGTAAACCTTAGTGCTCGCTACATCAATGCGTTGCGGCAGTTAGAGCAGTTCCATTGCGTGCTGCCTTTTGATGGCCCTTTGACTCACATGTACAGCGGTGTGCGAGTTTTACCGACCGGTGATCTGACAGACCCTGACGACGATAGTGAACTCTTGCAGTTAGTGTTTCCGGGTGGCCACTCGGTTGAAGTGATCGCTTCAGCGTATTTGGCACTGATGGCAAAAGAGTCTGCTGAAATTGAAGTGGCGACTTCGCCTGGTGATCTAGGTATTCCGTCGCGGAAGCTGACGTACGAGCAGGTGCGTACGGACGAATTGATAAACCATCTTCGCGGCAAGCATGGTTTGAATCAGTAATGACTGAAAGCGAAAATTTGAGCGCTTATCTGCAGATCAAGCATGTGGTGGATGCCATGCAGATTTATCCGTTGGGAATCATGCTTCCCGGAATGGGGATGAACTTCAACACTTTTCTGCGGAAGGTAGGGGGGTTGTCGGCAGGCAGAGTGGCAAAAGGAAATTTTGATCAGTTACGGCCATCAACTTGGGAGAAAGTACATAAAAATTCACAAGAATGGGGGCTAGGTCTCTTCAAGCAGAAGGGCTGGTCGGAAGAAGAAGGTCGAGAGATATTCCAAAACATGCCTTTGTGCAGCGAGGGGCGAGACGCAGGATTCGCTGTCCTGCTTCACAGCATGCAAAGGCCTGGTGGGTTGCAGTTGCCTTTAAGCATTGGATTTGGTTTGGCCGTGGATGAGTTGCTGTACAGCTTGCAGTCAGCGCTTGAAGCTGATGACTGCGTATTGTTTGGTGACCATGTGATCCAGTTTCTGGAGCAGCAAAAATGGTCTGAACTGGAAAATTTGAGCGACAAGCAATTCGATATTGTTGTGCAGGAATGGGTAGTTGTAACTACTTGGGATGCAATACAGCCGCTTGCAGATAAGTTCTTGCAGGAAGTGCTGCTCTCATTTTTTGCGGCTGCAGATGTGGAGTGGGGAAACTTCTATTTCTCAGGTTTTATGGATGCGCCTGTGTTGCCTTTGGTAGCGCCAAAGCTTGCTGAGGGGCTTAACTTGGATGAAAAGCTGAAACCTAAGCAGTCGTTGCTGCGCCGGCCTGTGCGCAGGCTGTTTGAATTGAGTGCAACTTTGATTTATCGGCAGTGTTTCAAAGCTTGGCCTGCGCACAGGCCCACAGTTCAGCAGTTAGCAGCTTGGATGGCTGAAGATGAAGAAGTCGTTTACAACTACTTAGACGGCAGTAAGTCGCTGACTTATGAGGATTTTAGTAAGCGGTGGGAAGAAATGTTTCGCTGGATTGCTCCTAATGACCGGCTTGAACAAATCTCTGAACCTAACTTATTGGTTTTGTTTACGATTGGGTGGCAAGCAACGCTGATCAAACGAGATAAGAACAAAAAAATTCTATCGTTTACCTACTTTGGTGACGAAATTTCACATCACTGGAATATGTACAGAAAACGATGGCACGACCATCTCCAGTATGCAGATGAGACGCTGGAGTGGCCTGCTTGGCTTAATTAATCTTCGTCATCCTCAATCCGGTCTTCCCAGTCGTCGGGGCGTTCATCATCGCCGCGTGAGTGCCAGTACTCATCATTGTTTGGGTTGCATTGGTTGGAATGGTTGTCCAGATCAGATTGACGGCTCATGATTTGTTCCTATGTTGTGTGTGCTTAGTTAGTGGTTTTTTGACGGTCATAAACGCTCTGCAGCTTGGCCGCTAGAGAGCCTTTCGGTGTTTGACCGTCGTTTTGTGCAGCGATAGTT